AGTTGGGCATACGAAATCACTTACACAATTCTTACCTGCCCGAATCACTCCATCGCTTAAATGTTTCATACGCAAAGCCTGCCGTATACGTCCCTTTGGACTAAAATCCCAATCATCGTACAATTGCCTAACCTCATCTGCGTTGATGTACACGGCATCGATAATATTTGCAAAGGGTTCAGCTAACGTAGATTTACCCGAACCTGGCAGCCCAAATATAAGTATTTTCATTGTTTCTCATCCTCTAAATTTTGTTGTAAAAACCCAAGAATATTAGTTAATAAAAATATTGTCGAATGCGCAAACATAAAGCCAGCAAAAATCATATATCCTTGGTGATACACCTGATATGAAGATAACAGGTATAGCAGGGAAATTAATATTAAAATATGATAATTATGGTCGTTTTTGTCTTCTTTATGTTTAATGAAACCCGAAAGCATGCTTGCTGCTGCAATAGATTGCATAAAGCCGATATAACTAACCATTCCCATAACTGGGTACATGGCCCAGGCTATACCATAGGTTGAAGCAAAAATAGAGCCAGCTTGGAACAGCGCGTTTGCAGTTGCGGTGTATATATTACTTGTAAACAATTGATGTACCTTTTATTCATTGGTAGATAAAATTTCTTTTAACGCTGTTACTAATTCCATCATCATAACATCCGTGTGATAAGGAGTTGGCGCTATTCTTAATCTTTCAGTACCCGGGTCAACTGTGGGACTGTTAATCGCTTGAATATATATCCCATACTCATTAAGAAGTCTATCGCTTGCTTCCTTTGTTTTAAATGGATCGTTTACCATGACTGGAATAATGTGAGTGCACGCATTTGGATGAATACTAATGCCGCGATCTGACATCATTTTCTTTAGTTTTTTTGTTCTCGCTTGGTGTATATCTCGTAAAGAAGAATTATCCCTTAGATAATTTATGGAGGCGAGAGCCCCAGCACATAGTACAGGTGACATGCTTGTAGTGAATATAAATCCACTTGCCACCGATCTAATAGCGTCAATAATTTCTCTGTCACCTGCAATATAACCTCCTTGCACGCCGAAAGCTTTGCCTAAAGTGCCGTTGATAATGTCAATATCGTCAGCATATAAATTTAAATGTTCGCAATAGCCCGCACCCGTAGGACCATATAAACCCACGGCGTGAACTTCATCAATATATGTCATTGCTTCGTATTTGTGAGCAAGTGCTACAATGTCTTTAATAGGAGAAACATCGCCATCCATACTATACACAGACTCAAAAACAATTACAGGGTTTAGTTTTTCTTTTTTCGCGAGCTTTAATTGATTTTCTAAATCTTCCATATCATTGTGTTTAAATATTTTCTTCTCTGACCTTGAATGCTTAATTCCCATAATTAGGGAAGCGTGATTTTTATTGTCAGAAATAAAACAAATATCTGGTATGATACGAGATAAAGCTATTAGAGACCATTCGTTTGCTACAAACGCGCTAGTAAATAACAGCGACGCACTCTTATTGTGCAATGAAGCTATTTCTCTTTCAAGAGTTACGTGATAATGTGACGTACCTCCAATATTACGCGTACCTCCAGAACCAGCGCCTGTTTGATTTAACGCAGTTTGCATAGAATCAATAACATGCTGGTTTTGACCCATGCCTAAATAGTCGTTAGAACACCAGTTAATTATGTTTTTTGGAGCGTATTTTCCATACCATACAGATCTAGGAAACTTTCCACGTTCTCTTAATATGTCATTAAAAATTCTATAACGACCATCGTCTTTAAAGTCTTTAATTGTTTCGTTGATATATTTTAAATATTTCACTCATATATCCTAAATTATTGGATGTTATTAGGAGTAGCCCTTAAGGCCACTCCACATAAAATCGTGTTAACAAGCATCAGCCATATCCAACGCAGTGGTAAGTGCGTCAACTTTGCGTTTAGCGTTTCCACCAAACCACGCAGAAGCCATTCGAGTATCAGCAGAGCGACCTAGTTTGTGGTCAGTCATATAGGTTACTGCGTTATATGCATTCCACCATGTTCCAGGCGCAAATTCACAGCCTGGTTGGTCTTCAACAATAGACATAGCTTCTTTTGCTGTGCGCGCTAAAATTTCTTTTTCTTTTGTTGATTTGCCAAATACGATACCAAAAAACTCAGTAAGTTTTTCGTCTGTGTAACGCTTAGATCCAAGAAACTCTGCAGCTTCTTTAAATTGTTCAACGCGGTTGTGACCAAGACCTAGAATTTCTTTTACACTTTCAGGATTGAACACTGAGCGATGGTTAACGCGAACAGATGGTTGACCTACTTCATTAAGTGCAACTGACAAAGTGTTATTGCAAACAACACGCTCCATCACAAACTTAATGTCGATTGCTTTGCCGTACTGGTGTGGGTTTGAGAAAAGCAAGTAGCCTTTCACTTCATCACCACCAAATAGCGAAAAGCCGTCTTTTACATCAGCTAGTGCCCATACAATTTGACCATCTTTAAGTGAACCAGCGGTATCCATTTGCATGTCGCCAGCACGTACAAAGTCAGTAAAGAAGTCAAAAGCTTCTGAATTTTGAACTGGGTTCCAACCTTGACCAACTTGTGTGAGAATTTTACCATCAGTTGAGCGAACTAATGCTTGTTGACCAGTTTCTATTTGCTCATCTTTGTAATTAATAAATGTATTAACTTTTTCAACAGACCAATCAAGCCCTGCAGCTTCCATAATTTGTTGAGGAGTCATCTCATCTGAGACTGGGACGCCTAATCCATGCCAAGGTAGACCTTTGCTTGCACGGTATGCCATTTGAGCTTGACCGTTAACCATTTCAATTTCATGTGCCATGATATATTCCTAATTTGTTTTCATTTGATATATTAAATATACACTGATTCTTTCGTATTGTCAATAGTTAATTTGAAATTAATTCAAACTATTTCTCTGAGACTCGACAATCATTTGCATTTCAATATCCTCGGCTCTACGCTGAAATTCTTCAGCGAGGTCTAGAATTTTAAACGCGGGAATTTTTGAATTTGGCCCATCAGTGTGGCGGATGAGCTCGCGGAGTTTAGTAATCATTTCGTAATATTCTAACATAATATATTCCTCATTTTCATAATTATATTATACACTGATTCTAAATAAATGTAAAGGAAAAGTTAATGTATTTCCGTTGAACTCATTTCAATAGAGTCTACCATATTGTGCGTGTATTGATGATAACCGTTTTTCAAAAGATCAACTACATGCACAAATTTGCTGTCAGTTTCTATTCCAATAACTAGCCATTCCTCTTTAGCTTTATACATATGGTCATCGATAAACTCTTCAGCTTCTTCTTTTGTACTAAAACTAATTGCTTTCGATAACCCGAAGACGTCGGTTTTTGCAAAAACACCTTGGTTTTTAAATGCACCTAAGAAGAAACCTAGATTTTCTTCTGCTATCGTATACCGCATTAAACTTGACCTTTTAAATTTAAGTTGCAACTTCAAACCAATCTGGTATTTTTCTTTTTGACCAAGCCATTTTAAAACGGTGTTGCTTTGTTTGATAAAATTTTCTATAAGACTCTACCACATTATTTTCATCCATACATTCTGGATTTGATTTCATCGCAAGAGGCTGTGAAGTCAAAGGACCAAGCGGGATGTTTTTTGGTAGACTTTCTAAAATATTTTTTAACAGTTTATCAGTGGCGTGAACCTTTTCATAGCGATATTTATATTCTTCACAAAGCGCCGCGAAGTGCGCCCAGTGCCAATTATAATTGCTATTTGATTCTGCGGTCCAAACCGTGCATGGGTGGTACATGTGTACGGGCTTATAGAGCGTATTCTCGCGACCGTCCGATAGCGTCCAATACTTAACCATCGACTTACCAGACTTTGAAAGTCTTCGCTCTAGACGCCCATCTAGCATGCGGTGGACGGTAGATAACATCTGCGCAGATTCGACAATCATTTTAACTACGTGCTTATCGCATTGTAATTGCGCGGATTTTACTGGGTGCTTATCAAGTATGAATAGATTCATTATAAAATGTTTGTCCTACGCCTAAAATTCCAAGTTCTACTGATGTAATGTGTTTGCACTTATATACCGCGCGCTTACTGCACGTACATGCAAATCCTGTTTCGTCCATTACTACTTCACAGCCCCTAAAAGTCCACGAGGTTCCATTAAAAGCATGCCCAACAGTATTAATAAATTTTGATTTAAAGCTTTTCATGCTGCTACCTCTAATTGATTCTGCAGACGTTTATTCATAATTTTTTCATACCAAGCAGGATTTTTATCTTTGAGGATAGCTACCGGAGCCATTCCAAAAAGATAAGCATTTGCGTAATCTTCAACGGTGTGGTTTTTAATAAGCTCTTTCAGGAACTTTGCTTTAGTGATTGGACCTTTATGCTTGAAGCGCGCAATAAAAAGATCTTTACCTTTGCCGATGCGTGTAGGATGAACACCTGGCTTATCTTCATACACTGGACGACCGTTATAATCGCCAGTATATGTTAGGTAGCCACCGTGATAGTTGATTTTTGTTTTGTCAAAGCTTGTCATATTGTATTCCTTACCAATAGGCCACTTGGCCAGTAGATGCATTTTCTAGGATTGAGTTCAGCATAAGTTTGGCATCGCCGTCGTCAGCAAAACCTTCTTCTGAAGCAAAATCCATATCAGACGAAAGGAACAAATCTTGGGCAACACCGTAGCAGCCAACCCAGAATTGGCCATCTTCGACAGTATCACAACGACGCTGGATTGAACCTTTGTCGGTGTCGATAGTGAAGATAAGACCGGCTTCATTTGCATTTACGAAGTTGATACCAAGATTTTTCATTTGAGTGATTCCTTTTGATTCTCTTTATACTATTAATATAACCGAGTATACATGGAATGTCAATAGTTAATTTGATTTAATTTCAAATTTCATAAAGTTCTTTATATTTTTTGCGAACTGCGAGAAAATGTGATAAGTAATCAAAAGTATTAATCTTAAAAACTTGAGATTCCGAGCCGTCAACTGCTATTAAGATAACTGCTTGCTTAATCGGGATGCCGGTGCGTTCAAAAAAAGCAGCTGCATAAAACGAAGCTTGAATAAAGTATCCTTCAATCCATTCAGCTTTTTTTGGTTTACGTGATGTTTTAAAGTCAATAATTGATAGCTCGCCATCGTATTCTGCAATACAGTCGACTTGGCCGGCGCATTTTAGTTTATCACTGTAAAGGAATTCTTCTTGCATCCATACATTATCAATCCGGCCGTCAATAATTTGGCGCAAGTCATTAAACGTATTTAAATTGGCAGGCATGTGTTTACCTTTCCAATCTTCTTTATTGTTTAGGTAATCTTCTGCGAGAGTGTGTACTGCAGTACCTCGACCAGCGGCCTGACGAGAAATCTTGTTTGCTTCTTCCTCGCCCACGCGTTTACGCCATTCTAAAATGCCTTGTTTACTTAAAATCCCAAGTACTGTTGTGATGGATGGATATGCATTACCGTCAGGCGTAAAATACTTACGACCAGACTCGGTAGTTTTGCGTGTTAGTTTGGGTAGCTCTACGCTATGATCGACATGGTTAAACATTCTTTGATTCCTTTGATATTTTCTATTATACACTAATATCAAAAGAATGTCAACAACATTAACCTCTTCGTCTAATCCTTGGACGAGGCCACATTCTTTTCCCGTAATAAACTAAATCATCATCAACATGTCGTGGCCTAAAGTTTCTTTGTGGGAACGGTGCGCCATCTACTGGTCTTTGGTTAGTCCATTTTGCAAATCTGTTAGGAGCGCCCTGCAAGCTAGCAATATCCATCGCGTTGTCCGCGCCAGTATCAGTTATTTGATTTTCATTACAAAAATCGATTAACCATTGATGTGCTTCAGCCTGTCTCATATTAGGCCAATGTTCTGCAAGACACGCGAGAATACCACACACTTGCGGAGATGCCATGCTCGTTCCTTGCATTTTACCTTTGTAATAGTTCGTATTCCTATTATCGTATATCGCTGAACTAAACTGCGCTCCAGCGGGTGTGTGCAAACTACTGTGTATTGCAGTACCAGCTGCGAATATATCAACTTGGCTTCCGCAATTGCTAAAGGTACTTTTATAATCTTCCTTATTAATTCCAATAGCACCAACTGTTATATGTGGCGCGTATCCAGCCCCGCCATACCCGTTTCCCCTATGATAATATTGTGTCGAGTATCCATAATTAGTAAGGTAAGCAGTCAAAGTATTGTTATAATCTTGGTCTGCGGAATTTACTATTTTCCAAGACTCGTTGCCAGCAGCGCCGCACATAACTATCCCGTCGTCCATTGCATCTTGAATATCCGCCTCGAATGACACACTATAAGCTGGTACTCCGCCTGGTGAATCGTCATCTGTGTAAAAACCTCTTGCTTGAAGTTCTGCTACCGTTAGAGCTCTTCCTGGTGAAAAGTGTGTACCTCGATATGTCACTGCAGTAATAGGACCCCAAACGCCTTGATTGTAATGTTGCTGGGAGCTATAGCTGTGATTTGATATTGTAGGATTAACCCTGCCAGTTACAGGGTTAATCGGTTTAGAATTGTGCCAAGCTCTTATATAATCCCAAAATGTGTCGCTGCCAAACCCTAGAACACCCCAGTTTGGATTGTCATTCAACGGATTCAGATTGTATACATTAGCGTCTCTAGCCCAACCTTGGGAATTACCTGCTGCAGTCCCGCCGACGTGCACACCGTGATTATTAGTTGCTTCTGCCGAGCCTGGACCTGCATAAGGAGTGTATACGTATGAGCCAGTGCCAGCCCCAACGTTATTTTGAAACCAATTATATTGAACAACACGGGATCCTCCAGAACCGTTAGAATTTACTGAAAATTCTGGATGACCAGGGTCTATGTGGCCATCAACAATCAGAACATCAACGTTTCTTCCAGATGCTGTTATAATTAAATTGAATGCAATATTACTGCCATCCTCTTGGATCGTTCCAGTTGTCGTTCCATACACAATACCGTAAATCATTTTGCGCAAAAAGGCCTGGTTGGTAGAATTATAATAAGCAGGCATGGTCCAGTTAATATCCGCTACAGTAACTATAGTGCCGTTAAGATCTGAAGTCAGATCGCCACCGTTGCCAATCCACATCATTGCCCCTGAACGTCCACGCGCGTCTGTTGTGAATGGGCGGCCAGTACCATTAGTATTAATATAACGGGCGATTGCACTGTAAGTTATAGTCGGTGCAGTAGGAAAAAACGTTGCGTTTGCGGTTTGCTGGTTTAATGAACTACCACTTACCGTAAGAGTCCCTCCTCCAAGCGGAGATATAAAATTACTAATGCTGTTGTTTCTATGAGGAAACCCCGAATGTTCTCCAGTTAGATATAAAAATCCGCGATTTTGCAAAAATGCATAATATTTAGTTCCGTCTGCAGTTGAAATTGCTGTGTTATATCTTAGGTCATAAATTTGTTGGTATCCGCTAATATCCGCCGGTAATGATGTGCTGTTTAAATACGTTACAGTATGACCAGTGGCCTGCAATTCGGTAATAAACCCATATTGGGCCCCGTTTGCGAGGCCAACAACAAGACAATTATTATACTCTGGAGGTCTAACTTCGCCAGCCCCAATTTCAGATGTCCCGTTATTTCCCCAGTTATCTCTATTTGCATTATCTGTTTGACGTAAAAGACCCCAATTTATATCACCATAATGCCCAGACCAATTTCTTGCGTATTGTGCAGCGGGCTTCCCGGAGGTCCCACCGTCCGTTTCAATCCTGTATCCGGCCGGTTTCATTGATTCTTCTAATTTTTCAAGAAGGTCTACATCCCAAACTCTTTCGTCGTCTTTTATTAACATTGCTTCTTCATACGTAAGCATGTAATTGGTATTTCTGCTTATCGGTCTTTGCTTGGTAACGTCAACTGCTCTGTCTGGGATGTATAAATTACCACCGGGAGTCTCCATATCTTCATAAAAACCATCTAGATCTTCGTGTTTATAAAGAGTAACTATCCATTCTTTAAGCATCTATGTTGCCTCCATTTGTAATAGTACTAAGGTGACTACAATGTTTGCTGTTCCCAAACCTTTATTTCTCACTGTGATTGGTATGTTTGTTGTTATTGGGTCTTCTAAGTTATACGCTAAAACCGCTGGAGAAAGTATAACTGTTTCAGAACCGGTGGTAATTACTTCTGCAACAACACCTGCATCTGGATCTGGATCTGTATATTCGTTTCTTGATGCGTCTGCCGTACGCGAAGCGTCATTTACATACAAAGTTACCCATGCTGCACCAGATGTTGTAATCGTATATAAAGAATAACCTTTAAATCCTGTAATGTTTATATCTGCGGCGCTTCCTGCCCCAAGACTTGAAGCGGTTGCTGACAAAGTGGATCTGCTAGATCCATCTAACGATCCGGCGGTACCTTGGGTTCCTACATTACCTGTACCTTGAGTACCTTGAGTACCTTGAGTACCCGCATCTCCACTTCCCCCTATCAGATAATTGTTGTTATCAAATGAAGATCTCCAAGTAGTAATTTGAGTGTCTGGGTTATTGTAGAATCTGCCAGGTTCTGCTATGTCATTAAACGATGCAGCTCCTGTTATCTCTTGATAATACGGCAGGCCTACTTGCGGGCCGTAAACTTTACCGGATACGACATCATAAACAACATCGTCTGTGGATGAAACACCACTGAAAACCCGATTGCTAAAATAAGCTCGTCCTTGATTATAAGCCATATACCCGTATTGCTGCGGCCCTCTAAATTTTTCAAGTTTTGGATCGCTTGTTAAGTCAACCGCAATAGTTGAAGCTTCGCTTAAAACGCTAGTTCCAAAAGGAGAAGTTCGCGCGGTTATACTGTTACCTTGCCTACTAATATTTACTTTAGTTGCTCCCAAATGATTCCAGCTGCCAGTGGTTGCTACAGCACTGGTGCCATCATAAATCAGTGCAACGTCTGATTGCAGATAATTATACCAAAGTGACCAGGTTCTGCCGTTGTCCTTACCTCCACCACTGCGAACTACAGATAGAGTATGTTCCCTATATCCAGACTGGCCATAGGTTCCTTCAATTACGAAAGCAATGACAATACCCATAACGTCATTGCCGCTGTCGGGACTTGAGAGCGTAGCGTCTAAAGTATAAAATTGGTATTTTAAATCTGATACAAATCCGACCATTGTTGCAGTGTTATGAGCCCCGACGATCCTATCATGACCGGGATCATATGTCCATTGGGCTGCTGTAGTTTCACCGCTGCTGGCGGGATAAGTGAGGGTGCTGTTATGTGAAAATCTATACCAAGAATTAAAAATAGTTTGGTTAGTTGGTGGCGCCGGCCCGGGGGTGGTGAAATAATCAGCAACCTCGCTTACATCCGTTACAATAGTTGGTTCTATGTTCACAAGATCGTCAAACTGTGCGTTATTTGTATTGTCCTGAGTGTTATATAGAACTTCACCTTCTTGTCCTATTGGTAATGTGGTGTCACCTTCTGGGCCTACGGTACCTTGAGTACCTTGTGTGGTACCGGCTTGACCCTGTAAACCCGTCCCAGTAATACCTTGAATACCTAGGGTACCTTGAGTACCTTGTGTGCCCTGAAAGCCTTGAGTACCTTGAAAGCCTTGAGTACCTTGTATCGCAGTACCTTGCGCGCCTATAATACCTTGAAACCCGATTGGGCCCATAGGACCCGGCACACCGCGTGTGCCCTGCGGTCCTTGCCAACGTGAACCTTGTAAACCCTGGTAACCGAAAAGTCCTTGATTACCTTGTATACCTTGAGCACCCAACGTACCCTGACGGCCCTGTCGTCCTTGAGTACCTTGGTGACCGATAGTACCTTGCCGGCCCTGAGCACCTTGCCGACCCTGACGGCCCTGTCGTCCTTGAGTACCTTGAATACCCTGAGTACCTACTTTACCCTGTATTCCCTGGATACCTTGCATTCCCTGGATACCTTGTACACCTTGGTTTCCCTGTATACCTTGTATACCTTGAATACCTTGACGGCCTTGAGTACCTTGTAAGCCTTGGACACCTTGGACACCTTGGCTGCCTTGCATGCCCTGAAAGCCTTGGCGGCCTTGGATCCCTTGCCGACCTTGACGACCCCGAATACCCTGAATACCTTGGACGCCTCTAGTACCCTGAATACCTTGGATACCTTGTTCACCCTGAACACCTTGGACACCTTGCCCAGGTCCACGTAAACCTTGAACGCCTTGAACACCTTGCTCTCCCGTGATACCTTGAGAACCTTCATTTCCAGTACCCTGAATACCCTGACGGCCGTACGATCCTTGAATACCCTGGATACCCTGTTCGCCTGTAATACCCTGCACGCCTTGAATACCCTGAATACCCTGAACACCTTGGACACCTTGAATACCCTGTGGACCGACAATGTTTCCTACATTTAGCCATTCTCCGCCGTTGTCAGGAGTAAAAGTCCACAAGTCATTTGTTAATTCATCTATAGCAGCATCCCCAGGAACAGCATCTGCAAACGATGTTTCTAGTATTACCTGTGGATCGAAAGTCGGTGCTTGATTAACATTTGCCACAGTCCCAAGTATTCTAAACGGGTTACCGGTATTACCTTGAACACCTTGCTCGCCTGTGATACCTTGCATACCTTGAGTACCTTGTATCGCAGTACCTTGTACGCCTTGAATACCTTGAAAACCTTGAAATCCACGATTTCCAATAATACCTTGGAAACCTTGAGTTCCTTGTATTGCAGTACCCTGGATGCCTTGTATACCTTGACGACCTTGAAATCCTTGTATACCCTGTCGGCCTTGAATACCCTGTATTCCCTGGATACCTTGCATTCCCTGGATACCTTGTATACCCTGAGGCCCAACAATGTCTCCAGTGTTTATCCATTCGGTTCCGTTCCACAACCAAAAATGGTTTAATTCCTCGTCAATTATGCCGTCAGACATACCAGGTCCGGCGATAGCAGGTCTTTCTGTTGGAGGATTGCCATCTGTTGTCGGACCAAACGCTTCTCTTATTATTTCTTCAGGAGTGCGGGCTGGATAATTAACGTTTACATCTTCAATAGTTCCTATTATTCTAAACGGATCCCCAGTTTTACCCTGTACACCCTGGCTGCCTTGTAAACCCTGGCTGCCCTGTAAACCCTGGTACCCACCGCCACCTTGAATACCCTGAGTGCCTTGAATACCCTGTATACCTTGAAAGCCTTGTAATCCTTGGCCGCCTTGCATGCCTTGGATACCTTGCTCGCCCTGAATACCTTGAATACCGTCAAAACCTTGTATACCCTGGCGTCCTTGAATGCCTTGTAATCCAATGCCTGTATGACCTTGAACACCCTGCTCTCCTTGAATACCTTGAACACCCTGGATCCCCTGAATACCTTGGACACCCTGAACACCTTGCGTGCCCTGCGTGCCTTGTGTTCCGAGATTTCCTTGAATACCTTGCGAGGCCTGGGTACCTTGAATACCTTGTACGCCTTGAATACCTTGTACGCCTTGCATACCTTGGAAACCTTGGACTCCTCTTACAGGACCAACGTTTACCCAAACATTGCTGCCCGTGTATGCCCACAGATCGTTTGTCGCTTCGTCAATAACAGTCTGGCCAACTCCCGCAGAAGAAAACGCTGCGTTTAGCAAAGTAATTGGGTTGTTAGGTGGATCTGCGTTAACGTCGCTTACCGCTCCAATAATATTCAGAGCGGGCCCGAAAGCACCTTGAAGTCCTTGAGAACCTTGAAGTCCTTGCTCTCCCATGATACCTTGGACGCCCTGAATACCCTGAATGCCTTGTATGCCTTGTTCACCCTGAATGCCTTGTAAACCCTGTTGGCCAAAGGTACCTTGGAAACCAACACCAGTTGTACCCTGAGTTCCGATAAAACCTGTAAAGCCCTGGGCTCCAATGATTCCTTGATTTCCTTGTAAACCTTGAAGACCTTGCGATCCTTGTATTGCAGCTCCTTGAGTACCCTGTATACCTTGATAACCTAAGTTACCTTGAATACCTTGCAAGCCCTGGTTTCCGTAACCAGCTTTACCCTGTACGCCTTGTATTGCAGTACCTTGTAAACCCTGGGTACCTAAACCGCCAGTTCCTTGAATACCTTGGTCTCCTAGAACACCCTGAATACCCTGAAACCCTTGTATTCCCTGAATACCTTGGACACCCTGGTTTCCTTGAAGTCCTTGTATTCCTTGTATTCCTTGAAGACCTTGGCCTCCTTGAAGGCCCTGAATACCTTGAAAACCTTGAATACCTTGAATACCACGGCGCCCCTGTACGCCTTGTATTCCAAACTCACCTATTGTGCCCTGTATACCTTGGATACCTTGCCAACCTTGAATACCCTGAACACCTTGGACACCTTGCTCAGCAATATTACCTTGAATACCCTGAATACCTTGAAAACCTTGAAAACCTCGACCGTCAATACCTTGGACACCCTGGTTTCCCTGGATACCCTGCGTACCTTGGCCTCCTTGAAAACCTAGTGTACCCTGCGTACCTTGCTCGCCAGTAACTTGAGTACCTTGAGTACCTTGAGTACCTTGCATTGTAGTAGAACCGCCGCTGCCGCTTGATCTAACCCAAACGTTAGTAGCTGCGTTGTATGTGAATACTACAGTTCCAATAACATATGTGTCGCCGTCTGCAGGTGATGTTGGAAATGCCATTAGAAAATTTCTCCTGGTTTAGTTGGCCAAACGATTGTTTTAGGGAAACCTACTTGACTTGATACATCCCTGAGTGCTTGACGATAAGTTGCCCAGGCTTGGCAGTGTGTATTGCTCTTCCACGCTGTATAGCTTCCACCACTCCAGAGCATTGAAGTGCATTTTGCCCAATCTGCATCAGATGCTAGCAAGAGAGCATCACGTTTTTCTATTGCTTCAAGGTTTAAAACATCAGAATTTTTTGTAATTGCTTCTTCTACATACCCTGGCCAATCAGCTGGTTTGGCATCATCTGCTACTACAATACGATTACCATCTTTTACAAAAATCTTTGTCATGTTATTCTCCTATCCTGCATCATAAACTATTCTAATACCAGCAGCAACACCGGCCGGATCAGTCCATATGGCATAGCCAGGGCCCTCGGAGGTGGACACTGCGATTGCTGAGCCCCCGAATGAACCTTCACCACCTGCTGTAATGTAATCTGTTACACCAGTTGCTAAGAAGTTGGTGACATCTTCATAAACATTTGGGACACCATTATACGAAGTATCATTTGCGTAACCAGAAGTATTAACAGTTATGGTTCCATCAGTACCATTAGCATTCGCTGCTGTTACAGCGGTAGTTGCTTTTCCTATGGCACCACCAGTGCCACCAGAAAGCGATATTGTCCCGGCACCTACTGTCCAGCTACTGGCAGATGCTGAAGTACCTGTTGAAGTATCAATATTACTTGTTGCCGTTGTCCTGCTGGAGCCACCTGCGCCGAAGGTTACTGAGGAACCTTGTAACACAGATACATCAGGCACATAAAAAGAGATTTCACCTCCAGAGCCACCTCTAGTTGCATAAACTTTCCAGGCGGCACTTATCGCGTTGCTACGATAAACACCGCCACCACCTCCGGAACCACCAGCAGCAAAGAAACGAACCCAGGCGCCGCCTGTTGTTTTATCAAGTACAATAGCACCTGAGGTAGAGATTTCCTGAAGTGTTCCATATGCTACATCACCACCGCCACCACCACCGCCAATTACTTCAAGCCACGCGTTTCCATTCCATATTACTAGAGAACCGCCACCGCCAGTTGAAGTATCAAACCAGGCATCGCCGACATTCTTTGTAGCAGGTGCCGTCCCTGAAACTGTTGTTTTACTACCGCTTCCGCCTGATCCACTAATGAACTTATTTGAGGATGCGACGTAAGTCCATACGTTGCCGCTACCATCAGTAAACGTATCACCGTTAACAGCACCTGATACAGGGAAAATAGCCATTATGGAGTACTCCCGTAAATAGTACCATTATCAGTAAGTGTTATTGCGTTTGATGACGATATCGCTGCGCCGCCGGCACCACCGCCTGCGTCTGCCGATCCTCCACCTGCAGCACCCCAGCCGCCACCGCCGCCGGCGTTATAACCCGAGCCGCCTTGGCCAGCATTTCCAGCACTACCGCCATCTATAATTGTTGTCCCACCCACACCGGGAAGAATACGACCGCCACCACCGCCGCCAGTAGAACCTCTATTTGAACCAGTGCCATCGCCAGTACCACCACCGCCGCCGGCTCCTCCACCGTGGCCACCTAGGTAGGTGACAACTTGGTTGCCATCAGCATTGCTGCTAGTGTGTACAACGTCAGCGGCATCACCCCCCGTTGAGCTCAAAGCGCCGCCACCGCCGCCGCTGCCGCCTGCACCACCACCAGCACCGCCACCACCACCGCCAAAGTTTGTCGCTTCGTCCTCAGACCCGCCACCACCGCCACCACCGCCCGCAATGTAAGCTCCTGCATTATTTGTAATAACTATCCCTGAAGCGGTTATATTAATAGCTTGACCGCCTGCCGAGCCAGCCGTCGCGTTGTTTCCGTTTCTGCCGCCGCCAGCGCCACCTTTACCTATGATGACACCGTTGTTGATAAGTGTCATGCCAACAACATCAAGAATAAGAGCTGGCTGAGTATTATCATCTGACCAGATCCAAAAATCTGCTGGGATAGTAAGAGTTCCATTATCAGCAGTTACAATCGCTGATGCCCCAGGGTTAACTCCGTTAGTTGCTGGAACGCTAGTCATAGAAGAAGCATAAAGTGGACCCACACGGTTGGCCAGTCCATTAATATAAGCCCCAGAGGCAGGTGAAACTTCCGCCGCTCCCTCCGCTTCCTCCGCTTCCTCCTCTTCCGGCGCAGAATTCGCCTGCGCAGCTGCTGGCCCACCTCCAACCGCTTTAATCCAATATGTGCCATTATACACAAACAGGCCAGCTTCATTGGTGTCTGAATTATCAAACCAAAGGAATCCTTCTACTGGGTTTTCAGGAGGATTTGGCGAAACTGTTACTGTACCTGAAAGCGCTTGAAAGTTATCGTCCAGTTCGTCAAAGGTAAGGGCAAATCCCTTGTCGCGCCGTAATATTACACTCATGTCGTTTCACCTTCATCGCTGTAATACAGTCCAACGTATGCGGCAAAGAGACCCGCGGTTTCAGGACCGTAAGGTTGGTAACCGGGATTTGGAACTACGTAATCGTCATCTACATAGGAAAAAGCTATTCTATCTTCTTCGTTAATATCATCAAACACGAATTGGTACGTAAGATCGATCAGACGCTGTTTTTCAACGGGGTCTGTTTCTGCCGCGATTTGAGCAAGAAGACTTCTATAATTTGGTTTCGTACTCATAATTTATCCACCAGCAAATACTTTACCAGAACCAGCTGATGCTGCATTTGCAGGCCACGTTCCGTGGCCACTAGTAGAATCTAATTTTCTGTGCACGCCAATACCGTTTATAAAAACTTTAGTAGATGCACCAACTGCTGTGTCACCGCAAGCGGTTTTATCTCCCTTTACGATGGCCTTACGTGTCTCAACAAACACTTTTTGTTGTTTTGTTGAATTATATGGAGTTTTGTGAAACGGGTTTGGAGTTGGAGATGCGTGCCCGTAATGGCGGTCTACTCTATCTCTTACTATTCCTTGTGTCATAATATTAGCGCCTCTTTTTAATTGTATTTATAAAGAGGCGCCATTTTGTATTTAAGCAACTTCTAAAAATCGTTCTTTTGCAATTATATATTCTTTTACTAACCCAGAACGAACGATATCATCCACTCCAAAATTTATAACTTCAAAAGATGCGATTTGATTAATAACTTTTAAAAAGTCGTATAAGCCCGAGGTATCGGCTTTATTTTTAGAAGTAGCTAGGTCGTCTTGTTTAGTGTCTCCGCAAAAAATAATTTTTGACGATTCGCCAACTCGAGTAATAATAGTATCAAGCTCGTGATAATTCATGGACTGACATTCGTCAACCATTATAATTGAATTATCAAAAGTAAGACCTCTTATATTTGAAGAAGTTGTAAATCTAATCATGTCCTTTTGCTTAAGTATTTGATATGCATCTTTTCGTGAAAACAAATCATTTACTATATCGATATAAGGCAATTCAAAAATTGCTTCTTTTTGTTCTAATGTGCCTGGGACAAACCCCTGTTCGCGTGTCTGAACTGCAGAACGTATAATGACGACCTTTTCATATTCTCCTTTCTCTAGTACGTCTTTGAGTGCTAAATATGTAGCACACATTGTTTTACCCGTACCTGCTGTTCCGATGGCGGCAACGTTGTATCCTTCTTGATAAGATTGAAATAAATCACCTTGTGTAGGCGTTAATGGTTGTATTTCGCGCATTGCAAACTTCGTGTTTAAAATGCTAACTAAATGATCCATATCTCTTTCTTGTCTAAGCTTTTCTCTTTTGGATAATCTGCGCTGTTTAGATGCCATGAAACCTCCCTTTACATTTTTAAGAAAACATTATATCTCCTTAAAAACTGTTTATTGTGTTATGTTTGTGAACTTTTGCTTTGTTTAATACATCACGAAAACCGGCATCGGGTTTAGTCACACCGATGCGTACCGAGTCAACGATCCCCGGAAATCTTTTAAAAATTTGTTTGATGTGTGGGTTTTCTTCTAAGTATGTTTCGCGTTCAGCCATACTTAGTATTTGGTCAAATTGTTCATTTGTTTCACGATTTTCAAAACTATAATGAGGCATTAAGTCTCCTTTAAATAAAAAAAAGCAGCCCTCACAGACTGCTTTTAGCATGATATAGCTAACCTGTAATATATCTATTTATACGACAAGTTCATAAATCTCGCGCCAATTAGCAACTTTTATTGCATCGCCAGAATAATTTTTATTAAAGTCATGTTCAATTAAAATTGAGTTTAAACCAAGTTTTAAACCGAGGTCTGCGTTTTCAGGTTTATCTTCTATCCAGGCGCAGCCGCTATCGCGATAAGTTTCAAGTGCCTCATCTTTATCTCCGCCACACTCAAGACAGATTATTTCTTCAAACACCTTTTTACCGAAGATAGCTTCAATATTTTTCTTGCGGAGCTTTCCAGCATACTTATCAGTAGACAAAGATGTGATACAATGAAAAACATAGCCATGATCTTCGTGCAGCTTACGAACATACTTAACAGCATCTCGGAATGGTGTTAACCAACCAATCGCGGCTGAGCAATTGAAATACTCACACATTTGTTTAGCTTCGCCATATGACATATTGAACACTTTGCCCATGTCGTATTCAGCTTCGCACGTAGGATGATGACCGCGCGCAGCCATCCACTTGTAAAATGAATACTGCCAATCAAGCAATACTCCGTCACAATCTACAAGGATCAATTTTTCATTTATTTTCATATTATATTCTTTCATTCATTTCAAATTAAAAAAGGGGCCCGGATTGGCCCCTCTTTATTATCAAACTGCAAACATTTTTTTTGCAGTATTTGGGCAACACTTAAACATTTTACCAGAGGCATTTGAATACACAAATGGCATTTTGTATGAACGCGGCTTGTACATAACAAGAGTTTGACCAAGTTTATTAGTCGACTTAAGTCCAAGTCTTTTCATTTCAAGAGCCAGAAGAACATCTTCTTGAGTCTCGGCACCTTTAACTTTTGCTTTAACTTTGATTGAGACTTCAGTATTGTCAAAAGACATATTGCCTACTTTAATTTCAAGATTTGATTTTACACCGTATTTGTCCATAAGAGCTTGCATTTCAGTGCGAAGGTTCTTAAGGTTTTGGCGGTCAAAGCTAGTAAATTTTGTCATAGTAGTGATTCCTTTTGTTTCACGTTATATTAATAATATACACTATTAAAACAGGTTTGTCAATAGTTAATTTGATTTAATTTCAAATTATCCTTCTTCTATGAGATATCCTTCGTCTTCGTCATCCCAAGTATAAATTTCCATTCCATTAAAACCCTCTTGTTTCCATCCACGCGCTTCTGCGTGAGCTTCAACAATTTCACCATATTCAGCAGTTGGCCAAAGGCCGGCTTTTATCGCCCATTGCTTCATATCTATTTGAACCGCACTAGATTGTTCACCTTGAACCAGATGCGGTTTGTTAATTTTAGCCAATTCGTCGCTTATAATTTCAAATCCGTTGCGTGTTGATACGGTCATAGTGATTCCTTTTGTTTTCGCTTTATATCATTAATATAAACTATTAAAACAGACTTGTCAATAGTTAATTTAGCAAAGTGGGAAACCGAAGCTCCCCACTTTATTTTTTTATGTTGGCGCTAAGACATAATGCACAAGTAATACAAGTGCAACTGAAGCCCCAAGACCAACCATCATTTTACCAAAGTCTTTTGCAACTATTGGAAATACTGATTTAGTTTTCTTTTTACCAGTGAATGTAGCAATAGCTAATTCGCGTCCTGCTAACATGCCTACAAAAACCCAAGTTGTGCTCATTGGAATGTCATTTAATTCTTTAAAGAAATACAAGCATAGCCAATAGAATAAGTCAATCAATGTGGCTGATCGTACATATCTTGTATTATGTTTCTCTAAAACAATTTGCTGGATTTTCCCGCCTTTTTCTTTAAACATGAAGAATAAACCGGCGACGAATACAACTGATATAAGAACCATCAAATCCACAGGAACCACGCGTGGTAAGAATACCGCGATATTGGCCATATCATGTGACAGCCAAGTCCACCATAAACCACCTGTTGCTAACCATTGAGCAATTCGCCAATAGTTCTTATACTCTTCTTTAACGGGTTTAGACTCATCGAGCCATTTGCTAACAAAGTACCATACTGCGTAAGCAAACGCTGCAGCAACACCGTAACCCATAATAGATTTCATAAGCATTTTTTCCAACACGAAGGTTGAAGCAAATACTGATAATACTAAGAATGATGTTGAGACCGGCACACCAAAACGTGTTAAACCGACGAGTACTGCTGGTGCCATTGCGTGATACCATTGAACTTCCTGCCAAGGAATCTTGTTCAAACGGCCGTAACTAATATCACCACCATTCATGTACCAACCATACCAAAGTGTGGCAAGCAATACGCTTGATGCTGAAATCCATAATGTTTTGTAAGTAACTCTCTCATTGTTTGATGCCATCCATGTACCGAGAGTTTGTACTGAATCATTTGCAATTACTGCATACGCAGCTAACAGGAACCCGATAAGGCTCCATGTTGTAAGTAGTTCCATTTAATTATCCTTTTGCTTGACGGCTTTACCCCGTCGCTCACAATATTAAACATGATTGTTTAACGCAGTATTTATAGGACATAGTACGCTTAAAAAAACGGAAAAACTATTTTGTTTTTCCGTTTAATATAATATTAGAAATATAAGTTTAATCAGATTCAGTTTTAATGTTATCTCTTAACGCATCATATAATACTTCTGATATAACTGCAAGTTGTAAACCAGTCGCTTGAACTCGACTCTCGACATATTCCTCATACGTCGAATAACAGTGTGCGCGCTTCGGCGGAGTACGGTTTGTTATCATATTTAAAATTCCTATTGAATTAAGTTTATGCCATTGCTGACATTTTAGGGTTGTGAGAAAAAGCAACAAAGCCTATTGGAGCAACAACTGCTACGGTGCCATCTTCGGCTACGATAACATCGCCAACTGACAGGGAAGACATGCGACTTAAACGCTCGATGTTTTCCTCTGGGCCCATGTTACCGATGTGGAATACTTCGTTATAATCTTTGGCTTCGATGTTACAAACATGAGTGTAGTAACCAGCTTCAAAAGCATCAGAAGCAATACCACCAATCTTATGACCTTTAAAGTCCATCATCATAGCGTTACGAGCTTCAAAAGCTGGAACAGTATTATTACCGTTGATTGCTGCGTATTGAGCTGTTGAAAGCTGGATTTGGTAGATTGAAAACTTAGCCATAAGATGATTCCTTTTTGTTTACCTTATACAACTAATATACTATATTAATATAGGAATGTCAATAGTTTTTTTCTTTTAATTTAAAATAATTTCTAAAATCTTTTTCATCATGGGAATATTCAAAAAGTATCGTGTCTTCAATTACACCGGTATTCTCTTTATAAGTCCATTGTGTTTGGTTCATATGAGATTTGCAAAAATGCTTCGCCGCAGTTCTTAGATCACTAGGAATACAAATCTCGTAATATTTTTCTACGTTTGCCCAAGTTTTTAAATGTGACATTATAGTTTCCTTTTTATTCATTAAAATATATAAATAAAGAAAGCGAGTTACACAATTAAGTTTGAACTATATTATTACTTATAATTTAAAACAGGTTGTGAAAAATGATAGATCCAATTACCGCAATTACAGCAGCTACAGCTGCGTTTAATACCGTTAAGCGATTTGTTCATGCAGGGCAAGAATTTGAAAACGTTGCAAAACAACTCGGAAAATGGTATACGGCGTCGGCCGACTTTAGGCACGCCCAACAAGAAAATAAAAATCCCCCGATATTTAAAAAGTTATTTGCAGCAGGTTCTGTAGAAGAAGAAGCGCTTAACATACTTATATATGATAAGAAACTTATTGAGCAAGAAAAGGAATTGGCTTTACTTCTCAACATGCGTTTTGGCTATGGTACTATGGAAGAGCTTAAAACAATGCGAAGAAAAATAAGAGCACAAAGACAGGAAACCGTTTACAAACAAATTGAAAGAAGAAAAGCGTTAATTAATTTAGTTACAGTTTGCGTAGGTTGCATCGCAATTACAACGTTAATAATAGGGGGTGGGTACTTTGTAGGATTAGGCATGGGTAAATGGTAACGATATTTTTGTATTCTGTTGCCATGACTCATGTTTGGATTAACAACCACAGCGCGCTAGTAAAAATATGCAAATACTCAGTGCCAATTGAATTGCGTGCAAAATACAATAGTAATCCTATTCAAAGAGTAGTGCACTACAATAATAGTTGTCCTAAATCAATCTCAATAGAAAAATAAATTAGCCCCAGTCTTTAAAGTCTTGTAAAATATCTTCGTTATAGATATACCCGGCGCGATATGCTTCTTTTTCAATATTAGTTAAATCGTCAATTCGCTTAGACGTACGCGTACCTCCTAAATAATAGTGAGGTACTTGTCGCCGGCCATAATAACTGTCAGCCGAACCTCGGTCAAAAGGTCCTCCATGACGTGCGTCGCCTGAACCGACTTCTACATCGTAGACGCGTCCGTGATATTCAAAAGTTTGTGATTTTTCGTGATACTTCATTACATTACCAATTCTGACTTAATCATTAATTTTAGGAAACAGCATGTCAGTACAAAACTTGTCTACATCTGCTTCATCTAAACCCAAACTTTTCATTGTGCGAGGAGTGTGTGGATTTTGTTGTTGATTGTGGCAGTAGTAGTTTTGTGCAGCAACAGTTTCGCTGTATTCACCCTTGCCTGTAAACTCACCAATTTTACTAAAGTAATCACGTAGATTATCTTGTGCTAGCGTGATAATGGCAACTGCTTCCTCTTCTGAATTTACATTGCCTGCAGCCAACATTTTATCTGTAAAAATATTAGTTGCCCATTCAGGTAATTGCCGTTGTTTTTTAGGAATAAAGTCCGCGACTGATTCTTTGTATCCTACAATCATAGGATGATCGATACCGCCACTGCTTGCTGAAAAGTCGTGAAAAGCGCCTGTCATTTTATTCTTGCCTGCAATAACGTCAAAGCCATATATAGGACCATTGTTGTTAAGCACAGGAAAAACGCATACATGCATCATCCACAAACCCTTACTATCGCGAGCGTCTACAACATCAATGTGAGCCCGCCTAACATTATCATTGCGCCAAACGCGGTTGACCCAAGTATCGTTATTAAAATGAGAAAGACCTAGTTCGTCATACTCTGTTGCGCTTGCATCAAAAATATTAATAATTTCATCTTTGCACTCTATTAGTCTATCCCAAATAACACTCAATTTTTAACCCCATAATTTATAATTAATCGTACCCTCTTACGGCCACTTTATCCATATCTTCATTTATAATCTCAGCTTCACGAGCTTTGTACGCTGCTTCAAATCCTACTTCGTGCATATAATTTTCATTATTACCCCAAAGTCTTTTAAAATATGAATTGTAAGTTTTTTCAACATCTACGTCAGACCACTCTCTATCAATAAGTTTGCCTTTAATCATCCAATTAAATCGGTTAGCTTCTTTACGTACGAATGAGCTGCACACCATAGGTCTCCTTTACAAAATATATTATTTTTATTTATAGTAAAGGTTAACGAATATTATTGAATGTTATCGCTATCAACACATGATAGCGATAACATGTAACATATAGTTACTTTGATTTACAACGCACAGTTGATGTCGCCATGATTACCTTTATGTGTTGGATTAACCCACCCTGACGGCTTCATCAAATCAGGAAGGCCAAACGGGTTAGGGCGGTCAGTTTTAACACCAGGCTCTTTTGCCATGTTAGCTTCATATATAGCGTTCCATGCCATATTAGAATCAACACCAAATACATCAAGTGTGCCTAAGGCAAAAACACACATATCAATTAAGCCGTCAACAAT